CTTAGACGTAACCACATAATTGGTTTACTATAGGGGGTATTACACCCCCTTTTTTTTTATGAAAGTAAAGTGTTTAGAAAACGTATGTGCTAGTGGATCTGCACTAGAAGCTGGAGAAACATACGACATAAGTGACAGTGATTTTGCATTGTTAAGTTCTATGGGCAAAGTGATAGAAGCCCCTGTAGAAGTAACAAAGCCTAAAAAAACAACAGCAAGAAAAAAGTAAATGGCACTAACTGAAGATGCTGACACCTTAAATGTTTATCTAAGTGACTTTGGTGTAAGTTGTCAGATCGGTAGTGGCACTGCTTTTAAAGGTATTTTGGATGCGACAGCAGAAAACATAGCAAGTGGTTTAGCTACAAGTATTGAATATTTATTAACTACTAGATCTTCTGATGTTAGTTCTGCACCTAGAGGTACAACAATATCAGTAGATTCTGCCAACTATACTGTTAGAGAGAATTTAATAATAGATGATGGAAAATTTTCTACATTGTTATTGAGTAAGGTCTAATGGCAGATACAAGACGAGAGCTAATATTAGCAAGAATGAAAACTAATTTAGATGCTATAACAAATGCTACTGTTTATAGATCTAGAGTAGAACCACTATCTAGAAGTGAGACACCTGCAATTATTATTGAGCCAATAGAAGATAATCCTACAGATACAAACTTTTTTGACAAGTTAGATTGGTCAATGAGGGTCAGAGTATCAACAATTGTTAGGGCTGCCGTACCTGATGACGATTCTGATACATATACGCAGCAAGTTCATCTAAGATTAATGGCAGATCAGACTATAAATTCGTATGCTCTGGATCTAACGCCAGATCGTACTGATTTTAGTTTGGTTGAGGCTGATATACCTCTTGGTATAATTAGTCAAGATTTCATTGTGCGTTATCGTACAAGTAGATCTGATTTAACTGCTGCATGATTTCATGGCTAAACTAAATACAGAAGTGACTAATCCTGGTGAAGGTGGAACATATATGTTCGATCCAGAAACAGGAAAGAGTACACTAGTTCCAGAAACCGATTCCTCCTCTGACAATGGCTCTAACAAGAACGACAAAACTACTAGCAAAGATTGAATCATCTTATGGGAGTAATCCATCTCCTGTAGCTGGTTCTAATGCTATTCAAGTTACTGATATAGAAGTAACACCAATTGAATCTGATAATGTACAAGCACCTACATTTCAAGGATTTTTAGGTAACAGTACACAAGGCACATTACTTGCTAACAAACGTGTAGCAGTATCTTTTGGTGCTGAATTATCAGGATCAGGCGCAGCAGGTACTGCAAGTGCGCTATCACCTCTTTTAAAAAGTTGTGGACTTTCTGAGACCATAGCTAGTTCAACTAGTGTTACTTATGCTCCTGTCAGCGCTTCTTTTTCAAGTTGTACTATTCTTTGTTTTTATGGTGCGACAAGGCACGTTATTACAGGATGTAGAGGAACTGCTTCTATCTCAATGACCGCAGGTCAGTTTGCAATGATAAATTTTGAGTTTACTGGCATATATAATGCTCCAGATAGTACAGCAATGTCTGGTACATTTACAGTTGCTAACCAATCAGCAGCTTTAGAAGTAAATGACACAAACATCACTACTGCAACATTTCATGGTGCTACATCACAAAGAATAGAATCTTTTGATTTAGCTCTTAACAATGAGGTGCTTTATAAAGAAACAGCATCAAGTCAAGAAGTATTGATTACTAATCGTGCGCCTGGTGGTACTGCTGTTATAGAAGAGCCTGTAAGAGCTACAACTGATTACTTTGCAAAGGCTGTTGCTACTGCTACAGGTAATAGTTCTATTGTTCTTGGTGCTAGTGCAGGTAACATTGTTACTGTGAATGTTCCACAGACAGATATTACAGGAGCAACTCGTGGAGATACTGGCGGTGTTAATAGCTTGAGTTTACCCTACTTGGCATTACCGACTACAGCAGGTAATAATGAGCTAAGTATTGTAATGACTTAATCTATGGCATTAGTCTTCAAAAAAATTGCTGAGTACGATTGGCAAGTTACTGTAGAGACACCTGATAAAGGTAAATTTAAGCAAGAGACATTTACGGCTAAATTTAAGAATATTGGTCGTAAAGCTTTTGCAAAGCTTGTTGAGGAACAAGATGATGAGGATTTTGTGAAAAGTGTATTAGTTGGATGGTCTGGTGTAAAAGATGATGATGGCAATGACATACCATTTAATGATGAAAACTTTGAGGCGTTAACTGACAATCATTTTATTGTAAAAGGTATTATTGAAGCTTTTGGTGAAAGCATGAGAGGAGCTTCTGAAAAAAACTAAGAGAGGTTGCGAAGTATTGGGTGCAGGGAGAAGTTATAGATGAAACTGTTGAGGCATTGAAAGCATTTGGTGCTACAGAAGAACAAATCGCAGCCGAAAGTAAAAACAAAAGAACATCTGATTGTATTGTTTGGGAAGAAAATAGAGAGATTGTTAATATGTTTTGGAAGTTATCAACACAATGGTATGTCAGTATGGCTGGATTAACTGGCATAAACTATAAATCTTTGGAATACTTGTGTAAAATATATACAGTTAAAGATTCTGTTGCTATGTTTGAAGGAATACAAGTAATGGAATACGAAGCATTGAAACTAATGCAGAAGGATAAAAAATAATGGCAAATAAAGAAACCAAACTAAAATTTAAAGTTGGTATAGAAGGTGTAGATAAACTGCGTGGATTAACATCTAGTTTAAAAAAGTTAAATGATAATTCTCTTCTTTCTACAAGTTCTAGTAAAAAATTATTAGTAAGTTTACAAAAACAAAAAAAAGCAGCTACACAAACTATTAGTGGTACAAGATCATTATCTAATTCATATAGACAACTAGCTAACTCTGTAAAGATAGGTAGCAGACAGTTTAAGGTCGCTACAGCAAGAGCAGAACAGTTAGAAAGAAAACTAAGAAAGTTAAACACCACAGCTAAAAAAGGTCGCAGTTTAAAAGGTATGGCACAGACAGCAGGTGCAATAGCAGGTGCTGGCGTTTTTGGTGGAGCAGAAGGTGCAATTGGTGCAGGTATTGGTGGTATTGTTGGAGGCGCACCTGGTGCATTAGTTGGTGGAGCTATTGGCGCACAAGTAGGACAATTTACTGGTGCATTAGCAGAAGTTGCACAATATGATGCAGCCTTAGAAAAGCAAAGAAAAGCATTACGATTAGTTATAGGTGATACTGATCAGTACAACAAAGCACAGGCATTTTTAGCAAAAACATCAAAAGATTTAGCAATACCACAAGATGTAATTGTTAGACAATTTACATCTCTTACCGCATCTGTAAAAGGTGCTGGATTATCTGTAGATGATGCAAAAGAATCATTTTTAGCTATTGCTTCTGGTATTAGAGGTACTGGTGGATCGCTAGAAGATATGAAGTCTGCGATGAGAGCGACTAGTCAGGTCTTCTCAAAAGGTAAGGTATCGGCCGAAGAACTCAGACAACAACTCGGTGAACGCTTGCCTGGAGCTTTTACATTGTTTGCAGAATCAATGGGTAAAACACCTGCTGAATTAGATAAAGCATTAGAGCAAGGAAAAGTAACACTAGAAGATTTCTTAGGATTTAGTCAAAAATTATTTGATGAGTATGGAGAGAATGCAAAAATTCTTGCACAAGCACCAGAATCAGCAGGTGATAGATTACAAACAGAAATAAGTAATTTAAAAGATAATTTAGGTGATTTATTAAGACCTATAGGTGCAGAGTTCCAAGCAGTGTTTGGTGAGATTGTAGGAATAATAAATAGTGCAATAACTGCATTTAAGCAATTTATGGGTATAGGTTTAGAAAATGCTATAGCAAAAGCAGAATCTGCTGTAGCAAAGGCACAAAAAAACTTTGATAGAGTAAGTGGTTTAGGTGATAGTCCTAGAAATAGAAATTTAAAGGCACAAGCATTAAATCGATTATCAATTGCACAAGGACAACTCAATGATTTAAAAACAGAGCAAAATAGGCTAGACGAAGAAGGTATAGAAAATGAAGATAAGAAGCTTGTAAAAAGTATGTCTACATTTGATAGCTTGAAGGCTGGTATGCAATCTTATGTACAAAGTATTAGTGATATGAATAAACAAATACAAGATGCAACGATGAAGGCATTTAAGGGTATGGAGGATGCACTTGTAAATTTTGTTATGACAGGTAAATTAAATTTTGCAGATCTTACAAGATCCATACTCGCAGACATTACAAGAATAATAATTAGACAATCTATAATTACACCTTTGTTAGGTGTGTTTGGTATTACAGCTAATGCAAAAGGTAATGTATACGATCAAGGTTTAAAAAAGTTTGCAAAAGGGGGCATCGTTACGCAGCCCACATTATTTAAATATGGATCTGGGGGTACTGGTAATTTTGGACTAATGGGCGAGGCAGGGGCAGAGGCTATACTTCCTCTAAAACGTGGTCGTTCTGGTAATTTAGGGGTTGAGGCTTCTGGTGGAGCTACTAATATAGTTGTAAATGTAGATGCTTCTGGATCATCTGTAGAAGGTGATGAAGCTGAAGGTAAAGCACTAGGTATGGCTTTATCAGCAGCAATAGAATCAGAACTAATTAAACAAAAACGACCTGGAGGTTTACTTGCATAATGGCTACCTTTCCAAGCATTGAAGCATCATTTGGTTTTACAAAAAAGTCACAACCTAATACAAGGATTGTAAGATTTGCAGATGGTTATGAGCATAGAATATTATTTGGTCTTGCTAGTCATCAAAATCCAGAAACATATGATCTTACATGGCAAAACATAACAGAAACAGAATCAGATGTTTTCCCT